AAACAAATCCCCAAGATGTCATTTCTACTATTCGAAAAAATCACTGGCCCGCTTGCTTCGCACACTCCAACAAATTTTAAAAACAAAAAAAATATAAAATATGGTTTACGCGCTGACGTTGACTTGAAAATCGAATCTGAGGCTGGTGAATCTCTTGGTGAAAGGAAAGGCGCTATATTCACTAATGTCTTGACTAATATTGGTATGCCGACGGCTGAGGTTGTCGACGGTTTGGATAGCTTCTCTGGCGTCAACGCTCGACTTCTTGACGAAACCGGCCACTACGACAGAAGCCTTGTTTACAATGCGCTCAAGTCGAGTGGCACATACAGGCTCGAAGAAGCGGCTGCTATGAGTGACGCTCTTTCGTCAGGCGGAAGAGAGAACTCAGTCGGCTTAGTCTATAACATGCTCAGGTTGTGGCTTTTAGCTGGCGATGATTTCAAAGATGTCAGGTTTAAAATGGCAGACATCGGTTACAATGATGGGCACGTCGAGATGACATACGCATCTCAGCTGCACAAGACGGCTGAACCGACATGGAGCATGGAATTCGACCAAGTCAAGATGTCGTCTGGACCCGCGCACATGGTAGCTGCAGCTGGCAACGCAGCCATGCCTGTGCTCAGAGGCCTCACGCAACGTGAGATAGCGTTGGTGGCTGTGGCAGGAGGAGCCTGGAAGAGCAGTATTCCCGTCAGAATTGCTCACTCGTCGCCTGCGCTTACGGGTATGGTTTATGTCAGTGACACCATCGACACTATTAGTTCATTGGCTGGCATAACTAGAGCCGAAATTTACATGCTCATTAAGAAGTATGTTAATGGCAACAGGCTGTTTGCTGATTTTGACAGAGCTTACGTCATGTTTTGTGAGATCATTTTTGTGCCGGCGCCTCGCACTGCCGAGGCACACGCCTGGGTCGAGCCGTCACCTATAGTCAACTTGCCGAGCTGGCACACTTGCAGGTGTATGCTGCCAGAAGCTGTCGGTGGTTCGCCCTTTGAAGCAATGCCTGAGCTAAAGTACACCTTTTCAAACTGGGTCAGGGTGCCATTGAGGGCTATCACGCATGCAATGGCCGTCACTGAAGCCTTATATACTGGTTTTTATGAGATCATGACTGCCGGTGCCGGTGATATTTTCAGCAACCTGGCCATGCTGAATGTTAATTATGGTGACGCACACACGCCGTACAGGCAATTGGTCGAGGCATGTTCCTACCGTTTCGGCAAAGGCGTTGAGATGGCATGGCATGATGACTACGGCTGTCATCATTTCACGCAGCTTCTACAACCGGAGCCAACTCAGCGTCAAGTCACCTTTGACTGGGTAGGTGGACTTGTTGACAATGCCTACCAGTACATCACAGTGGCGAGTGACACCGGAGCTTTCAAACGCCTGGTGTCGCCCAGGGCTGAAGCTGCAGTTTACCCAGTCTTAAGCATGGGTATCAACGATGACAGGTTTTTCTTAAACAAGACAAACTACACCGCTAAGATGCACGTCAACGCTCGCGCTCAGCAACTCGCAACTACTGACCCACGCGAAGCCAACAAAATGATGGCCATGATGCGCGTCGCTGGCTATGATGTGACAGCACGTGCTGTTTTGTACGGCAAGACAGTCAGGAACTGGGCAGCCAACTCAAATGGCCAGGTCATGCCGATGTTCATGCCTGAACAGGACATAGAAGACGTATATGCTGTGAAACTCACCGACATACAGCAGAGAGCACAGCACTGGTTGAGCCTACCGAACTTCACAGGCAATGTCAAGTTTACCTGCGGCATCAAACCGAGATCCTATGTCATTCTCGAAAATGGCAAATTCTTACATAATGCCAGCACAGGATTCACTTATGTCCGTTCAGCATACGGAGACGGCAAATTGCCAAACGTCCACACAGCTTTGGCGCCAGTGAAAACGATGCCAAGTGCGTTGCCTTACCGTTACGCGGATTTTCATCTCACCGAGGCTCCAGACCCTCCCGGTGCGGCTATACCATCGTTGAGCTTACCGGTAACAGAAGCTGCTCAACTCACCGATACGGAGGAGACGCTCCGCGCGGAGGATGCGGTTGCGCTCGGTGCGGCAGACACGGCGGTTTAGAAACTGTGCCAGCCTATGTAGATGAAGAAGGCACGAGTGTAATTGCTGAACGTGCTGTGTATTGTTTATTGTATATTACCACGGGCTACGAAGGGATACTCGGCATGCTGACCCCTTTCTGGCATCCTGAACTGTCTGAGGGCGTAAGTGTAGTAGTAGTGGCTCACGCTGGTGTGTACTGCCATTATGTACGGCTTGAATCAGTGACTGGCCATACGCCAAGGTGCATGGCTGTCGTTGGTGCCGTGTTAACCGGTAACATGCGCGTACCACTTAGTAGTGAGTCGAGTATCGATTACTACGACACCGCAGTGCCGGCGCAGATGGTAGTTGGCCCTGTACCGGTTAATATGCTGCAGCTCAAGACGGCATATGATGCTTCTGCACAACCAGTTGTCTCAATGTCACACCATCAGCACATAACGCTGCCAGAACTGCAAGCTGCCATCAAGGCAGCGAAAGCCGGTCTGAGCAGGGCTGAGAAAAATCTGATGCTCAGATCTCTGAGTTTTGTTATAAAGCAACTTGACCGCCTCAATGTCAATAGTAGACCCACTTTTGTGACTTTCATTATGTACATAATGTTGGCACCGGCCTTTGCCAGGGACTTGCTGATCAACATCTTGGCGTTAGCGGAAGACGCTGTCGATTTAATAGAGTGGCTCAAACAAGAAGGCCAGGCCAGTAAGCAATTGCAAGGCTTGTACCGTGACGACCTGAGTGCCGTCTTTGAAATGGCTGTATTGGTCAACAGAGGTGACGGTGACGTTGACTGGCTTGCAGAACTCAAGAACAGGACTGAGCCTAAAACTGTCCCGATTGACAGTGATAAAGTCTACAGGCTAAGTAGAGACATCTTCAATGACGCCAAGGTCACCATTGGCTCGCCAGCGCCACTAGCCTGGGATGACTATTGGGCTGAACGATGGGCGCGTATGCCCGGAGGTACTGCCGTAAGCCAATACGATGAAGATGTAGCAGTGCGAAAATCTCTGCCGCTAGCACTGCGCAACAAAGCAGCGTGGTTTTCAGCGTCAAGCATGCGTCTTCACGCTGACTGGGCGGCGCGGACGCCCAAGATATTTGCCTCTTCAAGTACAAAATATGAATGGGGCAAAGTTAGGGCTCTGTATGGCTGTGACGTCACCAGTTTTTTGCACGCAGACTATGGCTTCAACAGGTGTGAGGAATATCTGCCTGCCTACTTCCCTGTCGGTTCTAGGTCTTCGGCTTCACATGTCGCCAAGCTTACTGACAAGATGCGCCACGGTGTGCCTTTATGTTATGACTACAGTGATTTCAATAGCCAGCATAGCACTGCGAGCATGGCTGCCGTGCTACGCGCATGGCATGATGTTTTTTCGACAGGGCTCGAGCCAGAACAGGTCGCGTCGGTCAGATGGGTCATCGACTCGCTGGGCGATGTGTCTGCTAGGTTCAACGCCTTGCAGAGCACACACAGACTCAACGGCACCTTGCTCAGTGGATGGCGGCTGACATCTTTCGTCAACACAGTGCTCAACAGGGTGTACCTTGTAGACGCCGGCCTGCTTGACCGAACTTTTACAGCACTGCACAATGGTGACGATGTGTACGCTACTGCGCCGACTGTGGCTGATGCCCTTAAATTGTGCTCCGATGCAGCTCAACGAGGCATAAGAGCGCAGATCACAAAGACTAACATAGGCACGATCGGTGAGTTCTTGCGTGTAAACACTAGGGCAAAGTCAGCTTCAGGAGCTCAGTATCTGACACGCAGTGTCAGTACGCTAGTCCATGGCCGAATAGATACTACAGCCCCCAATGACCTGCTAGCCTTACTGCATGCGCACGACACGAGGCGCGATGAGGCTGTGTTGCGTGGCGGTGACCCGGCAGTAGTTTCAGCAGCTGTCAATAGATCAAAGGCTTTTGCTCTCAAGTTATTCCAAGCAAAACCCGAGGTTCAGCGGGCGCTAAATGACCTACACCCAATACAAGGCGGATGCAACGAACAGGCACCGCTAGGCCCGCACAGGCTAGCAGCAACTACTAGGCTGGAGCTTGACGACAAGGACATTGAAGATGCAGCTGGACTGGTCACGTCTGGTATCACAGAATACATACAACACATTAAAAAACGATTCGGCTTACAGGATGCACGTGTAGGAATGAAAAAGACTGTAAACAATATGCTAAGAGCTGTAATGACCAAATTTCGATCCTACGAGTTAGTTATCGAGGACAGGAATGCGGTTGTTGCGTGCAGACGGCTCTACAAAGCACATCACAAAACTTCACACACGGCAGTGATAGCACAGCTCAGGACGCTGGGCCTAGCAGCCATGACAAGCGCAACGTTATATGATCCAGC